AACACCACTAGAAGTTATCGTGGTAATCGAGTACCGAGATATGAGTACCACGGCAAGTTCACGATTAGAAAATGTCCAAGACGGTTTACCAATCAACCAAAATTTTGTTCCAGATTCTAATATTGGAGTAGGGTACAGCAAACTAACATGGGAAGATAAAGTGACTAACAGTGGTTTACGTTTTGACGCTGGACACGCTATCTTTCACTTTGGACGAGGTTTGCATATTTATGGTACACCTAATGCAGAATATAAAGGGTTATCTAGCGTACCGTTTCCTCTAGTGGCGAAACAAGGCGACAAAGTTACTTTATCAATGGATTTAGGTAAAGACGCTTTGACAGAAAATTCATCGTTACGCTTTGGGATTCATTATATGAATGGTACTAATCAAATCGTTGCACAAGAATGGCAAGATTTAGATTTAGCTACTCAAGGATTCGAAGCGAAAAAATACAAACGTATTTCAAGAACGTTCACAGTAGGAAAAGATATGACTTATTGTCGTGTCATGATTTATGCAACGGCAGGGGGATTAATTAATTTCTATATTGATAATATCAAATTAGAACGAGGGGAAGTTCTTACTGAATGGTGTCCAGCATATTCTGATTTACGTGGAGCAACATATCGTATTGCTAAAGGGGATATAAATGGTGGTAACGTTGGAGCAATTGCCACAATACAAGCAAGTGAATTGCTTAATCCAGACGGTGTAAAAGTTGGGGATATGATTGAAGACTGGTGGGCTTATAGCACTGGAGCAGATAAAGAAATATGGACAGTAATAGCCGTAAATGGCACTAGTATTACAGTTAAAAGTCTTGCTAAACGTGTGTTTCCTTACTACAACGACAGTGATATAAAACGTAGAATTTCAATTCTAGAGAGTAGACCAACATTTGATACTTTAACGCCTAGCCAAAGAAATTCGCTCAAAGGTGAAAAAGGCGATAGAGGTGAAGCCGGTGAAAATATCATAAACCAACAAAATAAACAACAGTTGAAATACTGGTTTGGGTCAAAAGCTCAATACAACGCAATCAGATATAAAGATGCAAGTACAATTTATGATTATCATGATTAGGTGGTGTTGATATGGCTAGAAGTGGTATTTATGTCAATGGCAAAGAAATCGTAGCTAGGTATATCGGTGATAAAAAAGTGTGGGAGAAAACACGAGTATCGTACGTTATATCTTTTAGTACATGGAACCAACGATGGAGTACGAACATACCTACACTCGAAGGGACTATAAGCGAAAGGGACAGTATAAAAAACGGTCGTTATTCAAATATAAAAATTCGTATGGGTGGAAAAATGTATACAATCGATAATTTAGAAGTATATGATTCGACACGATATTCGTGGACTAAAGAGTTTACAATGGAATTTGCGTATAGTGAACAATTACAAGAATTCAAATCATTTTATTCTTCTGCTTATAAAATTGAAATACTAATGTAGGTTTCAGGAGGAGTTAAATATGTACACAACAATACAAAACAACAAAAGCCCAGCTAATGAGTTAAACGGTAGATATTACAAAACGTTTACACCGAGAAATGCACAGGAATTAATTAGAATTCATCATTTAGGTTGTGTTGGTAACACAGAAATAACTAATATCCAGTTAGAAAAAGGAAGAAGTCCAACAACTTTTGTTGCAGCGAAAGAAACTACACCGCCACTTTCTGGACTATTTAAAGATTTCAGAAACTTAAAAGTTGACTTATCAAATGAAGATAGTTCTTTACGAGCTAGTTTCCAAACAAGTGCCAAAAATCAAATGGTACAGTACTTTAACACAAACGTTAGAAGTGAAATCCAACAATCAGCGAATCAAATTAGACAAACGGTTACTAGTTTGGTTGATAACGCTGTTATGAAGAGCGATATTCAAATTACTCCAACTGGAATTCAATTAGGTGTTGGTAAGTACGTAAATGGGCAAACTATTTCAAGCATGTTAGTAGCTAATCCAGAGTCAATTAAAGCCATTACTAAGTTGATGGAAGTTTCAGGAGATTTATTAGTGAACGGATCTATCACGGCTGATAAGTTAGCTGCTAATTCTATCACTGCAGCATTATTAAAAGCTGCATCAGTAGAGAGTAAGCATATTGTTTCTGAAGCTGTCGAAGCGAAACATTTAAAAGTAGATGAAGCGTTATTCAATAAATTACTTGCAGATGAAGCGTTTATCAATAAATTGACAGCAAAACAAGCTTTTATCAATTACTTAAGTTCAGTGAAGATTGAAGCCAGTCAAATTAAAGCTGATAATGCTTTTATTAATAAATTAACTAGCGCACAGGCTTTTATTGATGTATTGGACTCAAGACAGATTACAGCCAAGCAAATTTCAACAGATTTGTTAAGTGCATATACAGGTTTGATTGGTGGTTTTAGAATTGGAGCGCATAGCACTTGGGGCGGTCATTGGATAACTGGTAAGAACAGTTATTCTGTAGGTATGAGTAACGGAGAACGAGGCGGTCAAGAGGGTGTAGCGCTATTCGTTAACTGGGGGCAAAACTGGTCAAAACCTGGAGATAACTCGTGGTATGTAGCCGAATCAGGATCAATGAATTGCAATGGAAGTGTGTATTTAAACGGTCAAACTTCAGTTAAAAATGGAATGTATTTTGAAGGCGGAGGCAAGTTGTATTACAACGGTACGGAATTAACGCAACTAGTTAAGAATACGGTAAGCAATTCAACATTTACATCGTTAGAAACAACTAGAGATATTCGAGTAGGAAAAGATTTAACAGTAGGTGGATGGATTTACTATCGAGATGGTTGGATTAGTAAAAACGCTGTAGAAACAGGTTCAGATATACGATTTAAACACAACATTGTTCCAACCTCCATATACGCACTAGATCGAATTAATAAACTAAAAACTTACGAATATGACTTTGCAAAAGATAACAATAAATATCATAAAGAACTAGGTTTAATTGCTCAAGAAGTTGAAGAGTGGATACCAGATGCACATATTGTTGAAAGAGATGATTTACAATCATATTCACCGTTCTTCTTCATTCCATATCTAGTTAAAGCAATCCAAGAATTAGATGAAAAAATTACAATTTTAGAAGGGAAGTTACAATATGGAAAATAAACCAACAGCAGCAGATTTTTTAGCGCAAGAAATCGGCTTAATTTCAAAAGAGAAAGCAATTTTACAAGAAGCGTTATATAACGCAAACAAACGTAATCAAGAGTTAGAACAAGAACTAGCACAATATAAATCAAAAGAGAAAGAGGTACAATAATATGTCATTAACAGATTATAAACTAGAAGCCAAAGTATTTGTCATCGACAAAACAGATGTGTCAATCAAGAAAGAATATCCTTATACATTTATCAGACGTAGTTTACCAGGCGACTGGACAGACAAAAGTGATGAAGCAATCATTAACGCAGTTGTAGAAATTGTCAACACGGAGTTTGATCCTACTTCAGCAATTGCTAAATTAACATTGCTACAAAACGAAGTAAAACAAACAATCGAACATACTAAGAAAAATTCAGAAATTGGGCAAAAAGCTTTGCTTGAATTAGCAGGTCAAGTCACTGAAGTTGCTACAGATATCGAAATCTTAAAAGCTGCAGTGTTTGGAGAAGGACATGAAAGTGAAGAAGAACATTCCACTGATACAGCACCGACAACACCAACTACAACACCAACTACAGCTCCAGTAGCTCCAACAGCTCCAGAAGTTACACCACAACCAACAGCACCAGTAGCGACTGAACCAACATCAACAGTTCCAGAAGCTGCTGCTCAACCAGTAGCACCAACAATACCAACAGCAACAATCACTACAACTAATCTGAATACGGAGGTAGAACATCATGAAAGTACAGAAACAAACATCACTCAAGGACAACCTACAGGAGTTCCTAGCGAAAACACAACTAGCACTATCACTAGTGTTCAGTAAAGGAGGTGATAAAATGAAAAATTTAGTTATGTTGATGGCGATTAATATCTTGGAAGGTCGATACGATTACCAGCAAGTTCCAAAAAGACTTAAAACACGAGTTTTAGAGCAATTGAAACTTTCAGGAAAAACAATTAATGAACAAGGAGAATTAGTAGATTTTAAAGGCTAGTTCTCCTTTTTATATGGAGCGGATTTGTTTAATCTGCCCCATTTTTATTTAGGATGTGATGTAATTTGAGTGAGACTATTTTACTTGCCTTAATCCCGACTTTAATCCCAGCAGTGCTATCTTATTTAACAGTTCGTATTCAAACGGCTAGCAAGAAAGCAACGGATGAATTGAATCAAAAAATCAACAACATTCAAAGTGTTGTTGAAGAGATTACGGAGATAGGTAAGAGAAATAATACTGATATCGGCGCATTAAACAACGATATCAGCAATTTAAAACATGAGGTCAGCGATTTAAACAAAGATATCAAAAATCTAAAATCAGATGTAAAGCAGTTAAAAAAAGATGTGGGGTTCGTTGGCGGGGGAATATTAGAAACTGAACGATATCGTTTAGAAGTTGACTTAACAGCTATCATTAAACGAGGATACAGAACAAGTGATGATACAAGACGTATCACTGCACTTTTCAAATCTTACCAAAGTTTAGGTGGCAACGGCTATATTGAAGATTTATTTAACCAATTTATGAAATTACCTTTAAAGGAGATGTAAATATATGAACGAAGTAACACAAGTATTTATTCAAGGAGTATCTAGTATTTTAGTTGTTTTAATTGGATTAGCTTTCAAAGAATTGAAGAAATTCCTAGAAACTAAAGCGGAACACATTAAAGCGAAGACGGATTTAAAACAATACGAATTGATGAAGAGTATTGCTGCAACAGTTGTACAGGCTGTAGAGCAAGTTTACAAAGATGTTGCGAATGCTAGCCAAGAAAAACTTGCAGAAGCAGACAAACGTTTAACAAAAGAATTAGAAGCAAATGGAATTCATGTTGATGATAATACAAAACGTTTGCTTATTGAATCTGTAGTTAACGGAATGAACGAATTGAAAACAATCAATTTTTAGAACATTAAAAGGATAGGCTTATGCTTATCCTTTTTTATTTGTATTAGGAGGCATTATGAAGAAAATTATTAAACGTAAATTACATATCTCTACCTATTCGAGAGATTTCATTGATTACATCAATCATGAATTTTACTCTCATGATAAGCATAATGCATTTTTTGAATTTACAATGGAGCAGCTACCTACAGACAATGTTGTAGCGTTGTTTTATTTTCAAAAGACAAAACGATACGCAGAAATCAAAGGTGTAGTTGAAGATAACAAAGTGACGATTGAGTTCGATACTAGCTTAATTAAAACTAATGAAACTGTCTGTGGATATATCTATTTTGAAAAAGTAGAACAATCTGCAGATGTTTGTCGTTTCTGTTTTAACGTTAAAGTTTCTGAAATCGATAAATTGAAGAATGCTCCTATTGTCGAAAAAGAAACTAGACGATTGATCCCAATGAGTGAAATTGTCACTAAAACAGAATTACAAGAGTTGTTTAAGACGATTGAAAAAAATGGTGGCACTTATAACGATACGGAAATACGTAAATCTATTACATCAATCGAAGAAAGAGTACAGACTCTAGAGAATAAGCCAGACAACAATACGGTATATGACGATAGCGATGTTATCAATCGATTGAATGCACTAGAGAGTAAACCAACTGTTGATACAAGTGAATTTGCTAAGAAGACTGATATACCACAAGCTTATAACGATAGTGAGTTAAGCAGACGAGTGTCAGCTTTAGAAACGAAAGAGGATAAGGATACAATTTACAATGATGAAGAAATCAAACGTAGACTATCTAATTTAGAAGGTAAAACAGATAACTTCATTTCAGGAGTGTCTGTTAGCAAAGAAAGTAACAATGTTACGTTAACTTACAATTACGTAGATGGACAGTCTAAAAACGTTTCATTCACGGATTCAGATACAATCAATATTGCTTACGATGACAGCGCATTAAAAACACGTATTAAAGATTTAGAAAATCGTCCACAGATAGATGTTTCTGAATTTGCTAAAAAATCAGAAGTTCCTACTGTTGATTCAGTTAATGATTTAGTACGTATTCAAGGTGAACAAGCAACAAAAATTTCAACTTTAGAAAGTAAATCTGCTTATGAAATTCACGGAACAGGTATGCCTAACAGTAAAGTTGAAGCACCGATTGGAACAACGTACGTTGATATGGAAGTAACGAATGGAGCTTTGAAGTGGATTAAACAATCAGGTACTGGTAATACTGGTTGGAAAGTGCTTATTGGCGACACTGGATGGAGAACGTTAAACAGTGTCTCTAGAGCAGGCAACTCATTCATTAAGATACGAAGAGTTAACAATTTAGTAACTTATCAATTTGGAGGACTTCAGTGGGGTTGGTTTGGAGTAGGTAGACGAAATGGACCTGGATTTTTAAGACATAATAGTAGTGGAGATAAAGGTGCTAAAGTTGTTGCTCCTAACGGTATTCCAGAAGGTTTTCGAAGCGAAAATTCACTTGTAGGACCAACTTATGACGACAAGGGTAGACCATACGGCATATGGTACTTAGGTGGTAAATCTGACTTAAATTTCATCCAATTCACTTTTAATGAAAACATACCAACCGATAGAGATATTGGAGATATTCGAGTAAGTGCCATCTCTTACTTAACGGACGAAGATTGGCCTACAAGATTACCCTAATTAAAGGAGGAATTTAAATGGTAAATATTATTAATCATAATATATTTAATGGAATTGCTGGAGCTAGACCAACTAACGCTCCAAAATATTACGTATTGCACAACGATGCAGGAAGTAAAACTGCAGAAGGTTATATCGAATGGCTTCAAGAACGGTACGATAATGGTAAATCTGATTTAGGATTTGCTCATTATTACATTGATAGATATTCAATTGTTAGAGTAGAAGAAACTTATAACGGTGCATGGAGTGCTGCAAATCCAGACGCAAACTTATATTCATTAAGTTACGAAGTTACTCAACAATTTAGTACAAGTGATGAAGAATTCATCGAGAATGAAAATATGGTTCTTATGCAGATGGCTGAAGATATGACATTTTACGGAGCTACACCAAACTATGACAATATTAAATTCCATAATGAATTTAGTGCAACCTCTTGTCCTGAACGTTCATTGAAGCTGCATGGTGGCGATAATGATAGTTTGAGAGATTATGTAATTGAGAAGATTACTTACTATCAATCATTAGGTAGTACAGTACAGGAGATGATTGACAATGATACTACTGTACTAGAAGAACGATGGATTGAAACTGTTAGTGGTTGGAGATATCAAACAACTAGCGGTATTCTTTACAACGCATGGAAAGAAATTGAAGGAAAATGGTATCGTTTCGATGAATCAGGCTACATGATGGCTGAAGAATGGTTCTATGGAGCTGATAAGTGGTATTGGCTACATGGCGATGGAGCAATGGCTACTGGATGGCAATTCATCAATAATAAATGGTACTACTTCAATGCTGACGGAGGAATGTATGAAGGCTTCATTAAATATGAAGATAAAGTATACTATCTAGCACCTAACGATGGAAACATGGTTAGTCGTGAGTGCCGCAATATTGAAGGAGAATGGTACTACTTCAACGAGAACGGTGAACGACTTGAGAAAGCTAATATTACCGTTGACGAAGAAGGAAAAA